GAATAGTGTATGGTTTACTCCACCGCGAGCAACACGAAGGCGAATCTTCGTATTGGTTCGAATGTTCTTGTTTACATTCGGATCCCATTCATAAGACTGTAATGAGATTTGCGCAGAGCCTGGATAAGGCTGGAAGTAAGTCGCGTCTTGAATAGTGCCACCAACACCAAAATCAGCAGCAATTGTGTCCGCTTCTACGGCTTGCCAAATAAAGGCTGAACCTGTTCCAAGAACATCGGTTGAACCTAGAAGGGACTCGCCAAGGATAAAGTTTCCAACGCCGCCAAGAACATCGTCGCCACCAAGAACAGACAAGCCAAGGATGAAGGTATCGCCTTCGGTGTCCGGTAAGAACAGTTCGACCCGAAAATCATTCTTTAGGTCAAAGTTTTGAATGATTGACATTAGCGACCGCCACGAAGCAACTGTGTTCCAGAGTAGAAGGAACCCTTATTCAAGCTAGTAGCAATTTGCTGTGGCGACTGTGTGCCAGTGATGCGAATGTTCTGAACAACTGTAGGTTTCTTAGTAGTTGAAGTAGTTTTCGATGTGATGCCCGAGTTAGCAGCAACCTTGTCCAAAGTGGATGAAGGAACATTAGGCAAAGAATAACTTGGTTGACCTGCACCAAGTAACGCGCCAACGCCAGCCAAAAGGTCAATCATGTTCTGCAACGGGTTCAAGATTTTGTTTATCTTGTCCAGCACCATGTCAAACCAGCCATTGATGCCGTCTATCTTCAATCCGGAACTGATGGTCTTGAAAAGGTTTCCCATGTTAGTTGTTAGGATGCCTGCGCCGTCAATGATCAGGTTTATCTTGTTCAAAAAGGTTTGCATCTCAACAGTCGCAGCGTTGATGGTGCCAACACCGTCATCAGAAGACATCCAGCCAGACAACTTGTCTAACGCTGGAAGTAAGCCAGCACCGATTCGGTCTTGAACATCGCCCATGATGGTGTCAAGTTTTTTGTACGGGTCAAGGTTTGCAGCTTCTTCCGAAGCACCCGCGAAGGCTCTACCCATTTCCTCAATCGGATTCTTAGAACCTTTTAGGCTAGGGATAAGTTTGTTTAGGGCAACATCGGAACCAGCCAATGATCGTGCCATCGCCTGGCTAACTGTGTCCAGGTCTTTGCCAGTGGCAGCAGATGCGTCAAGTGCTATCTGCAAAAGTTCATTTGAACGGGTTACATCTTTAGTTGCAATAAAGAGCTTCTGGTAAGCGGGGCGAAGTTTGTCATCTGCTACGCCTGCCTGAAACTGCATTTTGCCAATTGCTTTTTCAGCAGCTGCAACTTGTTCGTTGTTTGCTTTGCCAGTGTTACGCATAGCGATAGCCAAAAGTTCCATCGACTTACGGTCGTCAATAGCTGCTTTAGTAAGCCTGCAGAAGTTCGCGCAGCACAGCCAACAATTCCAACTCGTTCAGCTGCTGTCGTGACCCCAGACACTGCACTCACGCTCACCGCCGTTTATCGCGCGGTTCAGATCATCGCTACTCCAATTAGCAAGATGACCATCAACACTTACCGATATGCCACTGGCATTGAAGTCAAAGTTGAAAACCCGGTACTTGTAAACAAGCCAAGCATCAACGACAACCGTCGCGACTTCCTATTCCAGACTGTTGCAGACCTAGCCTTGTCAGGTAATGCATTCTGGTTCAAGAACTACGGCTCAAACGGTCAAGTCAACAACCTAACTATTCTTCCAGCGTCTGCCGTAAATGTGAACAACCCATTCACCAAAGATGGCAAGCCAGACTTTTCCCGAATCGTTTACGACTACATGGGAACCCAGTACACCAAGAACGAAATTGAACACCTAAAGATTTTCAGCCGCGCTGGATACCTACGAGGAGTGTCACCAATTGAATCGTGCCGAAAAGATATATCTGCTGCTATTGATTTGCGCGATTACGCTGGTAACTGGTTCACTGCTGGCGGAGTCCCTACCGGCGTTCTAAAGACTAACCAGATGCTAAACGCAGCTGATGCTGAGGCTGTGACTGCTAACTGGCACAACAAGCAGCAAAACAAGCAAGTGGCTGTATTGGGCAACGGTTTCGAATACCAGGCTATTGCTCTATCGCCTAAAGACGCTCTATTCACCGAAGTACAGGATCAACAGGTTCAGGCTATCGCCCGTCTGTTCGGTGTTCCAGCTCGCCTTCTTCTAACATCAGTGCCAGGTGCATCAGACACCTACACCAACCTGCAAGACGAAAACCAAGTCTTCTACCGTCACACACTTATGGCTTACACCGATGCAATCACCGACGCACTAAGCAACTGTCTACCGCGTGGCGTTCGCATTGAGTTTGACTTCGAACACCTATTCAAGGCAGATGTTGCCGCTCGTTACAACTACTACAAGACTGGTATTGATGCTGGTTTCTTGGAAGTGGATGAAGTACGCACCAAGGAAGGACTAAATGTCTAATCTAGAAACACGCGACTTCCGAGGTGTTGTTGACACTGATCAGCGCACTATTACCGGACTGGCTGTGCCTTATGGTCAGGAAATCGCAATCGCAAACAACACTTATGAGCGTTTCGCTCCAGGTGCCATTCAGTCAGTTGATGATGTGAAACTATTTTGGAATCACGAAGAACCAATTGGCAAAGTAATTGAAGGTCGTGAAACCGAAGAAGGTTTTGAAATCACTGCCTACATCAGTGAAACCCCACGCGGCGAGGAAATTCTAACTTTGCTACGCGATGGTGTTCTTAATAAATTTTCAGTTGGGTTCATCCCGGTTGAGAACGAACGCGAAGAAAATGTCGTTGTTCGTACTTTGGTCGACTTGAAAGAAGTTTCAGTCGTTCCATTCCCTGCCTATTCGGGCGCAAACATAAGCGAGGTGCGCGAGGAAATCGAAGTTGTCGATACTCCGGACGAAACTCCAATTGAACAAGAAAGTGAACCAATGTCAGAAAACATTGAACTGGATGTTCGCACCGCACTGGACGAGGTTGCAGAATTGCGCCGCGTTGTAGAAGCAGGTATGACCATCTCAACCGCAACACCAGCACCAGTCAAGTTCCGCTCACAGGGTGAGTTCGTAAAGGCTATGGTTGACGGCGACGAGGACGCAAAGGTTCTTGCTCGTGCTGCTTCAACATCTGCAGACACCGTTGCTTACCCACCGTTCTACGGCTACATCGACACACTGATCCGCAGCAACCGCCCAACCGTTGAGGCTTTCTCACGCGCTGCACTACCAGCTGCAGGTCTAACTGTTGAGTACGCTCAGATTGACACCAACACTCTTGCAGTAGGTCAGCAAGACCCAGAGAACGAAGCACTATCATTCGGTAACCTAACCTTTGAGACTGTTTCAACTCCAATCAAGACCTACGGTGGCTACACTTCTGTTTCACGCCAGTACATTGAGCGTTCAAACATTGCTATGGTCAACACCGTATTCGAAGCTCTAACCCAGCAGTACGCAAAGGCTACAAACGCAGCACTCGTTGCCGCTCTTGCAGCTCTTTCATGGACTGGTAAGACTTTCGACGCTGACGGCGGAACTGCTGCATCACTTGCAGAAGGTATTGCTAACGGTGCTGCATACATCTACGAGAACACCGGACTTCGTCCAGAGTTCATCGTTGCAGACCCAGACGCTTATGTAACAATCGTTAAGGTTGCTGCATCAGACGGTCGTCCGGTACTACGCCTAGACGGTCAGGGTGTAAATAACATTGGTGAGGCTTCAATCCCTGGACTTCGCGGTTCAGTATTTGGTCTTCCAATCATCGTTGACCCAGCACTAGCATCAGGCACCGTTTACATGGCTAACCCAGCTGCGGTTATCACCATGGAGTCTGCAGGTTCACCTGTACGCCTATCAGCAGGCGACATCACCACCTTGACCGACGATCTAAGCGTTTACGGATACCTAGCAATTGCTGTTCCACGCTTCGGTGCTTTGGTTAAGTTGGATGTAACCGCGTAATAGAAATTAGGTAAAAAGTGGCAGTGACGCTGGCAGAGTTCCAAGAATATGTAGGCACCGACGAAACAGCATTCCCACAGGAATGTCTGGACGCGGGCCTTGCTTTGGTAACTCGACACATTGGGACAATCACAACTGTTCCCGCTGTGTTAAAGGATCAGGCGACGCTTATTGCATCGTCGGAACTCTTCCACCGTCGCTCTGCGCCTAATGGCGTTGCACAATTTGCAAGCATGGACGGCGCACCTGTTCGGGTTGCTAAAGACCCAATGAACGCGGTGTATCCGTTGCTGTTGCCTTACACAGGCTACGGTGTATGAGCGAGATAAACGATGCAAAGGTTGAGTTCAAAGACGACCTAGCAGCTGCTGGTTTGAATGTTTTGGAGTATGTTCCGGAACGCATCACGCCACCAATCGTTATCGTCAATGCTGCATCACCTTACATTCAGACAGCCGAGTTCGGGGAGTACACTCTCGGACTTGAATTAGTTTTAGTTGCATCGACTGCCACAAACAAGAAAGCAACTGAAAACCTAGATCAACTTATTGAGGATGTTCTAAACGCAATCAAGCCGTTGACCTACGCTCGACTGACTTCTGTGAACCAGCCATACAACTTGCAAACAAACAAATCCGAATACCCATCGGTAAAC